TTCAACGGGTTCAACAAATACATTTTGGAATGTAGCCGTTGACGGTAAATCTGCGGTCATGATTGCAAACCTTATTTTTTCCTCCAAACAATACGCGTCCATTTCCCGAACACACGCCACAATGGTCAATGGGTATTTAATTCGGAAAAAATCTTGAATCGGTGTAAATCTTCGGTTGGTTGGTGATTCCGAAAATTGGATTCGACCGTCGTTTCGAAAGCGGATATAAAAATACATGTCGTCGTGATCATGAACCCCCGCGAATGAATATTCATTTTCGTTTGGACGCTTCACTAAAACACGACCTTCGTCGTCCAATACGGCCAAATAAACGGATTTTTTCATTTTCGGGACCTTTTGATGAACCGAATCCGCTAATATTTTAATAATGTTCAACATGATCAAATTGATTTGAGAAAATCCTCCATGAATAATTCCGAAACATATTCTTCAACTGATTTACGTTCGGAATCCGTTGGGGTGAATATTTCCTTTTTTCGACGGTCCTCCTGGCCTTTTGCTTTGGCGTAATCCTTATCGTTGACAACAACCAAAAAAACGTCACGTCCCGATTTTACGGGTTTGATTGAATTCCTCAAATCACCCGTGAATTCCAAATCGACATTGTTTGTTTGGCGTCCATTGTCCGCCCGTTTGGTGATCCATGATTTGGATTTGTATTGTCCAATTTTTGTTCCATTGGACGCGCCGCCGTCGTTGAAAATACGTTGTTTCATTTCGCCCTCCAATAACTTGGCCCCCAAAAACAAAAATGTCACTTGGTTGGACGACGCCGCGCGAACGGCTTGGTCAATTTTTATATTGAATTCTGCGGGTGTCATTTTGTTGGCTTAATTGATTTGATTAAATATCCAACGGCAATAATTCCAACAATGGCCAAAACGGCCCAAATAAACCATTTCCATGGCATGGTTTCGGACTTTTCAACCTCTGCGGTGTTAATGGTGGTTTGAATGATTTTTTCGACGCGTATGGTGTCGGGCGGACATGTTGTTTTAACAAATATTGAATCGCCTGGCAACCAAACAATTTTGGTTTCAATGTTGGTTTTTTGATCCCTTACAAAAATGGTGTCACGGGACGACCAACGGACAATCGTGTCGAACATGGTTCGGTTGGTCACAATGGTCGTGTCACGAATCACCGTTTTAATCTCGGTATTGATTGGACACGGGAACCGATTACGACACCGTTCGACGGTAATACACGACGACAATGACACGATTATGATCAATAAGATCAAACAATTATTCTTGAACTTCATTTTTTTCAATGTAATGGTTTTTATATGCGTCAACTTTGCGATACAAAAATTTTGCGAAATCTTTTTTCACATAACCCAACAACGATAAATTTTTGACCAATGACAACAAGTTCACAACGACCAATGGAACGAAAACGCCCTCATTGAGCCAAAACAAAATGTCGGATCCCTTGGCCAAATTGGTGGCAAAAACCAACAATCCCGTGTGGGACAATACGGTCCAAAATATTCGCAACGCTTTGCGCGTTTCAAATTTATCGTGTTTGATTGCTAACGTCACGCCCGTTATGTGGTCCGCGCAAATCAATGCGATTAATGCAAAATAAGACGCTGACGGGGAAAAAATCCAATCGTCAATTAAAGCGGACAACCCGCCAATGGTGAATCCACCAAATAATGTTAAAAACCACATTTCAATTTTTAGTTTTAAGGAACAAACGGACTGAATGATTTCCGTCAATTCGGTTTGGATCCTGGGTGTGTTTGGGTGTTCCATGATTGGTTATTTTAATACTTTGGTCTTGGTCTTGACGTCGGACGTGAAACGGGACGCGAAGCGGGACGGCTTGGTTTATTACAATTACATTTCATTTATTTATAATTTATGGTGTTCCGTAAACATAACGCGATTGATTGCAGATAATGCAAATATCGTCAATCCTTGAAAATAATGTTGGCAATGTTTGGACTGCGGTTTCGAAATGTTGTTTATACTGTTTTTCAAATTCCGCCAATAAAAATTGACATTTATCGGAATCCAATAATGTCACCGAATTCAAACGATCGGTTGTCAACGCCTCTTTAACGATTTCAATTCCCGATTTGTACAAAACCGCGAATCTAATTTTTTGAGCCAAAATACAACCGATTTCGTCAACCGAACATTCAGCATTGGCCTGGACAATTAATCCGAAAGACGTGGTTGTTGTGCTTGTTCCGTTCCAACCGTTGGCCACTAAAAATTCAGATTTTTTAGTTGAACATGTACAACCTCCCTTGACCTTAGTGTTGTTTGGTGAATAATCTTCCGTGTCCATTACAACAAAAACCTCCGCGGATTGTGACAAATAATTGGGGAAAATTTCAGCGTTTCCACTTGTGTCGCATTGAAACGGAAATTCCGTTACCTCGGTCCCGTCAACGATTTTAATTTCACCATTTGCCAATCCCTCGGCCATGCGTATTTTCACCGATTGAACGCGGACGCGTAACAACCTCGATTCCCTTGTTGTAATGCGAACTCCGCGGTCGGTTGCTTGGCCTGGCAAAAATGTAGGTTGAAATTCACCAACGACCAATTCGTCCACAATGGAATTCATGCGGAAATATGGCAACGTGAAACGCGCGATTTCGTCCAATACCAATTGGGTCGCAAATTGGATTTTTGATTCCAACATTTGGACACCCGACGAAAATCCCGCGTCTGCGGTGTCGGCGGCGAATCTTAAATTGATTCCCTCCAAATCGTCAATGAACAACCCCGATTTGGGATTGGTTTGGGAAACGCATTTGATCCCAATAAAATTATTGAAGCAATTTGCCATAACCGAACGGATCGTTTTTGTAAATATTTTTTTCGGGAACGCCAATTGATTCCAAAAATTTCGGAACCCAAAACGACGGACACGCTTTGTTGTTGAATTGATTGTGGCCTCCAATGATCACGTCGGGTTGATACGCCAACACCTCATGAATGATTCCAATCAACGTTTGTTTTTGGGCCGTGTTCAATGTGTTTTTGGCCTTGGCTTTTTTGTTTGCCATTTTTGGTTCCAATCCGCCGACGTAAACAACGTGACGCGCGATTGAATTGATTCCTTTAACGCCATTGGTGATTTCATTGGTGTCGATAAATCGATCACCGTTGTGTTTCACAAATTGGTGACGCGAACCGTCCAACAAAATCATATCGGAATATCCAACCTGGGACCAACCGCGACCGTTTGGCGGTTCTGCGGTGTGCCAACGAACGATTGTTTCAGGCGTTATGTTGTCACCTTCGTATGTGGCGGTGCAATGGATCACAAAATATTTGAATGGTTTCTTCATGATTACGCGGGTTTTTCAATTACGGGTTCTTCAATTGCTTTTGATTTGTAAGCAATAAAAAACGCCGCAAATTTTTTGTGGTCAACTTGTTCAAACGTCAATCCCTCGAATTGTTTTTTGACCGTTTCAATGGCCGCCAAAACGGGCTTGGTTGCCCGACGACGAAAATACTTTGAATTGACTGTTAAAATAACACCTTCGCCATTTGCTACGGATTTAGTCCATGCGGCTTTGGTGAATGTTCCACCCGCGACTTTTTCCATTTGTTTGATATTATCACTCGACTTTTTGTCTGCGGCAATGATAAAAACGTCCAATCGACCAATATTTTTTTGAAATGATTTAATGGCCGCCACCGTGGTTTTGTCCATGTTGATCAATTTTTTTTCGTGATAAATCATGTCTTGAATATTTTAATTTGTATTTTCAAAAATAAGAAAAAAAACCCCATGGCAACATTCACCACGGGGTTTTCAATGAACAAAAATTCGGTGGAATTAGATTCCGTCCAAATTAACTTGAACGCCACATGGAATTGTTGTCGTGTTCCATGTCACGGTTCCGTCAAAATAAATTGACCCCGTGTTGTTGTCCTCGATAACTTGGTCAACTTCGATTTGAAACGACGGAATCAATCCGTAAAAATACCCGTCGCATGTGTAATAACCGAATTGATAATTGGTCGCGTTCGATTGAATCGCGTTCCAAAAATCCGTGTCGGTGCAATCTTCGGGATCTGAATTGTAATCCTGGAATGTCACGGATTTTTCACCGCCAACAATCGCTTCGGGTCCACATGAAGAAATTCTTTTCTTCGTGAATGATCCCTTTGGTTTTTGGCCTAACAACAAACCCGTCAAAACCACATTTCCCGCTGCAATTGCCGCGATCCATTCGGTTCGATCCGAAATGTCGGTAAATTCGTAATCACATTTTACGAACGCCAATTTTGAAATTCCGCCATTGCGGGTTGTAACGCCACACCCACCCGAATAACTTTCGGGCAAATCGGGGGCGCATGTACTTGGACAAATTGCCATGTTTTTATTTTTTTATTTGTTTAACTTTTGTTAATTATACCACCCCAAACATTTCGATCGGGGTGGTATTTTTAATTTATGCAACTTCGCAACCAATAATGGTTGAACAATCCGAGAAATGGAATGTGTAATTAACACCCGAATTGATGTCGTCCTCGTTGAACGCGTTTTCAGGTAAAAAGAACAATTCCCAATTCAATGACAATTTGATTGACCATTCGTCAGCGCAATCGTCGTAATGAACTTTAAGATCATACGTCAATCCCGTGAATGGATCGGTGATTGTTCCGTGTTCGAATACGTCGTTACGCTTTGCGTAATCACCAACGTATTTGTTCCAGGTTAACAATTGAACCGCTCCAGGTGCTAAAACAATGAATTCGTTTGCACCAATTACGGTATTCACGAAACGGTCATTGTAATACATGTAATCCGTCCAACGAGCCATGTCGGTTCCTGTGGTTGAATTACAACAAGCGATTTGTTGTGTCTTTGCGTACAAATCAAAATTTCCACCTCCAATGATCATTGGCGCACCACTTGCACCAACTAAATCATATTCGTGGCGAATTTGTGCCGACGCCATTGCGCGTGGCGCGTTGGTTTCACTACCTAAAAACAATTGAATTGCCTTTTCAGTTGTGCCGTCTGCAAATTTACCAAAATTTGAAGATTGACCCGCCAACAATTGTTGGTTTAACGCCGTGTTCAACGCGTTCATTTGCGCCATGATTACGCTCGAAACGTAAACCGCGTCCGCTTCACACAATTTACGCATTTGATCCTCGGAAAATTTCATTCCCTTTGTTTCAATGCAATTGGTGATGTTCACAATTGTTTCCAATGGTGCGATTTCTTGGTCGGTGTCACATGAATTTGTACATGTCAAATTCACAGAATCAGCGATTCCGCGTTGAATGTAATTCACTTGAACCGCGCGATATTTTCCGTTCGTTGGAATTGGAATCGCTTCGAATCCCATGCGGTTTTCTTCGGACATTAGGGCGTCCAAATACCCAACGCGATCGCGCTTTAATGCGGGTGCGTTAATACCCGCAACCGAATTCAAATCCGTTTGCAACTTTTGACACAATCCTTGTGTAAATGCCATTTTTTTTAGTTTTTAACTGTTTAACTTTTGTTTGTTTGTTTGGGGTTATAAAACACGAAACCCATTGCGTAACAACCACATGAAAAATGTGATCATTCCGAAATGGGTCGGTCCCCCGTTGTTTGCCATTTTGGTTTGGCGAACCCGTGGAATTCGTTTTCGGCCCGACGGCCCGTTTTTTATTCTGCGTTTCCTTGACCGAAAACTTTCATTTTGGTCAAATTATCCGCATTTTGTTGGGCCATTTTCAGACCTGGCAAATTGAATTTTTGTTCGCCGTTTCCTCCGCTTGGCGGGTTTGGTGGCGTTCCTTTTGGATTAGCGTTTTGATTGTTTGGTGAACCGTTTGATTGTTTCACAACACCCAATTGGGTCAAATGCCCGTCCAATATTTCGTCAAAGGTAACGATTTTTGTTCCGTCTTGGTTCAATGGATTCAAATTATTTTTTGTTTTCACAACCAATTGACCGTTGTCGTCAACGTCAACATTATAATTTTGTTCCAAATACGAACGAACCGCGGGTGAAACCACTTCCGTTGAAACAATCAATTGACGTTTGGCAATCGCCTGGGAAATGATTGATTCACGTTTGAATGTTGTGATTTGTTTCTTTGCCTCCAATTCCTTGGCGGGAATTACCTCCTCCAATAATCGTTTGTTTTCATTCGACAATTCAATCACCTTTTTTTGAATTTCGTCCGCACCTTGCGCCGTTGCTTTGGACGCGCTTTCGTATGCGATTGAAATGATTTCGTCGAATTTCTTATCCTTAATATCTTCGGACTGTAAATTGAATGTTTTTTTCAATTTATGTTCAATCTTCGAC